AGCTTTTAAATCTAATACGTCAGCCCACGAGCCAGTGCCTGGGTTTTCTGCCGTGTCGTTTTTTCCTTTTCCAAAAAGGGTCCATTTTAATATTTGATATTTTCCTACTGCAGACGTTCCTTCATTTTTCTTTGCCCCCTTTATTGTACCTTTGGTTTCATTAATAAGTTTCTTTTGAAACGCAAATAATTCTTTTAGTGTCATAGTACTAACAGGTTTGTCAGGAACTAAAAATTCTTTGTAACCATACACCATATCATAAGGACTAGTATTTTCTCCTTGCCGCTTTAACTTTTCTGGAGTTGCTCCTTCACCTTCAGCTATTTTATCTAATAAATTCTGCATAGATGCATTTGCTTTGTTTAGTCGAATATTAACTACAGTATCCCCAGTTCCTGCAGGACGAAGAGGTGGAGCAGAGGCAGATACATCTATAGGTGTAGGACGAAGTATTGGAGCAGGAGACGACAAATCTATAATTTTATCTAAAAACTTACTTGCATCAAATTTAGGACGCTTAACAGGCTTTGGTATCTCTTCATCTTGAGACACTTGAAGTGCCATATCAAACTGTTCAGCTAAATTTTCTGGTCTTCTAATAGGTCTAGGACTACCTAGTCCAATGTTTTCTATTTCAGCCATAGTAATACTTTCTTTGGCATTAAGATTTTCGGAGAAGAGCAGCACCAATGCTACCAACAGCACCCCACAACCCAGAACTTTTGTTTGCTCTTGCTTTTGCTTCATCGGCTTCTCTTTGTAAATTAGCTATTGCTAATGTAGTTGCTCTTTCTGCATCGTTGTTTGCTGTTTGCCAAGCAAAAGACATTAAGTCACGAACCTCTTGCATATATGCACCAAAACCTAGTGCCGTCATATTGTTAGCTTGTGCCGCCGCATCTCTGTTCGCTTGATTAATTGCGGCATTATCTGTAGTTGCTATCTTTTGATACCATTCAGCGTTAGCTTGTTCAATAACTAAACCGTTCTGTGCATTAAATTGTTCTCTAAGGTTAACTTGTGCGGCATTAAACTCCTCTAGAGCATTGGCTTCCCCTGCATTAAATCTAGTTATTGCATTAGATTGTTCTGCATTGAACTGTGAAACTTGTGCTACAAGATTACCGAAGAACTGGTCTGTTTGGTTTTGACTTGAAGCATTAAACTGAGATGTAGCATTAGCCGCCGCTTGATCAGACAGTAAAGAGTTTATGATAGCTTGAGACTTAAACATTTCTGTTTGTTGTGCATTAGTTAAGTTAGACAAATCCATATCTAAGAAAGACTTAGCGTTCTGAGATTGTGCTTGTTGTCTGTTATTTAAATTAGTTAAATCAATTTGAGACAGTGCCGCTGCATCAGAAAGTATCTTAGCATTAGATGCATTTAAGTTATTCAAATCTACTGTCTGTGCCATTCGAGCGTTCTCTAAAGCAACTTGTTGGTCAGCAGTAAAGTTAGTATTAGCTATTTCAGATATACGTGCCGCATTAGATACTCTAGTTTGAAAGTCCTGATTAAACTCTAATCCTAAAAACTCTGCTCGTTTTTCTGCTGCGAATATAGCGGCTTGTTGTTTATTAGATAGGTTTTGTTCTTCAAACCGTGCGAATGTAGCGGCATCTATTTGAGCAATAGGTAACGCACTTTCCATAGCCGCTTGAATAATTGCTTGCCCCGCCATACTTGAAGCACCTAGACCTCTTTGTGCCATAGCTGCAGTTGCGGCTCTCATTGCCCCTGCCGCCCACGCAGGGGGATCACCACCCTCGAAGTCTTGCATAAGTTGGGTTAGCTGTCCTTGTACAGTCGCATCAGTAGATGGCGCACCCGTTGCCGCCGCAAAATTAGTCTCCGCTTTAACTTCAGCCATATCGACTGTTGTACCAGCAATAGTTTCACCTGTTTGTAATGCTCTATCTGCTGTAGGGGCTACTTGCGCTGATTCAGCAATTTGTGCGGCAGTTAATCCTAGCTGTGCCGCTTCTGATGGTGTTTTTTGTGCAGCAGTCATTGCGCTAGACACTGTGCCTTGCGCGGCTTGCGCCGCATCTGTAGCTGTTCTAACCCCTGGTGCCGCTTGTGCGGCAGTAGCTAAAGTTGCTGGAGTGATCGTTGGTGTTGTTGCGGCGGCAGTATCTGCTGCTGTAGGTGTTGCGGCTGTAGTTGCCGCCATTAGTCCTGCCGTAGGACCTACAAGTCCTGAAGTTGCTTGGTCTGTTCCTGTAGTTTGTGTAGCGGCAGTTGTAGCTAAAGATAAGGGATCTACTGTACTTTGTTGTACTAACTCTGCAGGAGTTGGCATAGCTGTTTGTTTGAACTGTGCTGTTGCTTGACTTACTGCTTCGTTTCTTTGTGCTACTTTAGAGTCTGCCGCAGTTAATGCAGTGACTAACTCAGCATTACTTGGATCTGCCGCTAGTGCATCTCGTGCAGTTTGTTGTTCAGCTAATGCAGTAGAATAATTTTGTTGTGCAGTATCTAAGAATGTTTTAGCTGGATCAGTTGTAGTCCCACCTGTTTGAAATCCTCTAGGGTTTCTGTCTTCCATAGGAGAAGGAAACGTATTTTGTAATGTGTTAACCGCTGCCATTTGTTGCTCAATATTTTCAGCATACTCAGGATTGTCTTTAGGTTTTAACTTATTTATGTTACCTCTAGCATCTTTACTAGGAAATACAAAACCGCCATTAGCCATAGGCATAGGTGCAACTTTTCTTCTGGCTATTTCAGTATAATTATTCAAAAGACCTTGCGCTCTAGGACTAGCTTGCACAAATAAACTAATTTCGTCTTGCTGTGAATTAGGTGGTAAGCCAAGTTTTTCGGCAACCATACGTTCTAACTTTTGATTTTGTTCTTGAGTAAAACCTGCAAACTGCTTTGCCATTCTTTTATCCTTAATCCTTAGATGCTATACGCTCTACGTGAGTTCGTATT